ATCTGTACAGGTAATACATCAGATAAATCATCTGGTTCTTTTTCTCCTATCTTTTCTAAATATAAATCGTGCCAATCACCATTGTATAGTCTAGTAGCATCACTACCACCTATACCTTGTTTTCTATCAAATTTTTCTTTCATATAATATTTTTATCTTTCCATCATTTATATAATAGCCACTAACCTTTTTTGATTTGTCTATATATGTTTCTAAAACTGAGTCCCAAACGTGTAGCTCTTTTTTGTTTAATTTTTTCCCACTTTTGTTTCTCTTGTTCATTATGTTTCCTTCTTAGTTTATCTAACTTATCTAATGTTTTTTGATCAATTTTATTATCTAATAACTTCCTAGCAAATTCATTATATATGTTTTCATCATACTCTATTGTAGCATAAAACTTTAACAATGACATTTTCCACATTTGATTTCTAACGTGGTAGGGAGTTATATCTATTTCAATCTTCTTTTTTAGCTTCCTCATTTGTAAATGTGTCTTTCTGCAATGAACTTAACGCTGCTTCTAGTTTCTTTTGATTGGCTTTGAACTTATCTAGTATCGTTTTACTTTTTACTAGATAATGAATTGCATCAAGCAATTCCTCTATTGTTTCATCTACCCATTCATCAAAAGGACGTTCACTTTCAGACATTGTTTTTCCAAACTTAGTCATACCTTGCATATGACGTTTGATAATCAAATCAATGACTTCATTTACAATAGGATCTTCTGTGATCTCGTGAGCTTTGAACTCTGGATTAACTGCCATTATTTTTCTCCTTTAACATTATTTCTGCACCTAGTGCTTCTGCCCAACAACAGAATAACCAGCCACTTGGTTTTCTTATACCACACTCCCATTTAGACACAAGACCCTTAGCTACACCAAGTATCTCGTCCATTTCTAATTGGGATATCTTCCTTTTCTTTCGCAGCTGTACAAACTGCGGTATCACTTGATTGTGAAATTGTGTTCCTAATGCCTTATTTGACATACTACCAGATATATACATATTTCGGTTGCAGTCAACAATATATGGTGGGGTTCACTCTCGCTTACCCCACCCATCACATTATAACACAGAAAGGAGGTTATTGTGATTCTGCTTGTAAAGAGTCTGGTGTCCCTACAAATTCTGTATCTATTGGTTGTTGTTCAGCAGGTAAGAACCATAATATATTTCTTCTAGTTCTTTCTGCAATCATCAACAACTTATCAAGAGGTACTTTGTTAGTTCCTTTTTCATACTTTTGTATTTGTTGGAACGTAACACCACAATAGTTAGCTAATTCTGTTTGAGTCATTAGCTTACGTTTGTGATCACCTACTATTCTTCTATAATCTAATCTTGCTTCTTTTATTTTTTCACCAATATGTTGATATATATCAGACATTACCTTTCCTCCTTGTTGCTTCTAATGTTCGCCAAATTTCTATTTTCATTTCGGCAGTACGTCTTTTGTTTTTCATATTTAGCAGCTGCACATTTAAATTGTGCATCTTGTTAATATGAGCTTTATACGTTGCAGATGCATAAAATTCTTCGGTAGCTTTTGATACAGAATTTTCGGAAGCACTAACAAACGATCCTTTAATATGTTTTAACATATCATCACCATACGAAACCTCCGCTGTAATTTTAGCGAAGGGTTCGTCAGTAGATGCGAGATATGTTATCATCTCATCTATTTTCATTATTTACTTTCTAGTTGCATTAGTTCTTTTGGTGCTGCTACTTGTACACCAGATGACTTGAAATTTCTACCTAATAATTTCCAAGTTTCTTGTATGCTTCTACCAGAATAAAGTATATTTCTAGCTTCTTCACGTAAATGAGATAACTGATGTTTTACTTTAAACTTAGGTAATTTTTCTACAGCAGCTTCTGCTTCTATAGTACAAGCTTTCTTTAGAACTTCTTCAACATCAGCAGCTTCTTTTAGTCTGTCTGTGTCTATGTTCCAATTTCTAATCTTGTTCCAATTACCAAGTTTTTCTTCTACTTTACGTCTAGCATTTTGTTTAGCTGTTTCAAGTCTAGCTTCATAAATTTCTTTATTCTGCTTAAACTTTTCATACTTAGCTATAGCTTCTTTAAATGCTTTGACTTCAGCTTTGATACCGAGCTTAGCTACAAATCTAGTTAAGTTTTTCTTAACTTGCTTTTGAGCTTCGGTAGCAATAGCTTGATCTACATTTGATTCTTTATCAGAATACTTATTATTAATAAGATCATTAAGATAAAGAAGTTCTTCTTTTCGTATTGGTCGCATAGTCCTCCTTTATTACCAACTGCACTCATATAATATTGTATCATTATTACTAAGTGCTTTTTTACAGTCAGCTAAAAAATCTAGATCCTGTTCTCTATATTCTTCAACTGATTCTTCTTGGAACTGCTGTCCCCAAAAGAATCCATCTTCAGCTACATAATCTTTATAATTATTTTTTATAGCTTCTTCTAATTTTGCAACAACTTCTTCAGTCATTTCTACAGGTACATCACCTGCATTAAATCCTAAATTAAATGATCCATCTGGTTCAACATCTGGGTTTTGTTGTTCCCACATTGTTGCCATAAACTTTTGAAGCCTTGCGTGTTTTCTCCACGTATGTCTTCCTGCAAATTGATCTAGTCCCATTATTTTACTCCTGCGTTTTTCATTATTTTGCCTACTGGCGTTTCATCAATCAATTTTTGTACTCGATCGATTTCTCCTTTGAGATGCATAACTAATTTTTGTAAAGTATACAACTCAGATTGTAAAGATGCAGACCTATATGTATCTTGCTGTATCTTTAACAATTCATCTATTTGATCCATTGTTCCCTTTCTGCTTTTGAATATAATCAAAAACTAATTTATCTATTGCTTCTTTACTTCCATACATTTTATTAAATGCTCTAATCAAATGTACTATATCCATATCACCAATAGCTATTGGTTGTTGTTTAGATTCTGAAAAATAAGTTTGACTTAACTGATCTTGCATATCACAAGGTA